CAATAACTTACAAGTACATTTAGAAAACAATATCTTCATAAAAATCAATGACTTACGGAGATAATATGTCAAATATTAGCAAAATACCATATGCTCCAAATTTACCCCATTTTGACCATTTTATTCTGATTGACATACAAACTACCCTAAAACCTAATACCTTCTGAGAGTTCCATATATACCCTAAAACGCTTAGAACCATTCTAAAAATATTGTACAAAAAATGTACAATAATAATTGTATAAAAAATGTACGATTTTATACGAAGTTGGAGACCCCCCTTGACACAGGTGGCGACATATATATCTCCAATCCACTCATTGGTGGCTAGTTTCATCCTGTTTAACATTTGTAGACCCTAATAGCACCTATCTATTTTTCATAAACTATTGAAATAGCTAAAAAAAATCTATATACTTTGAGGTGGATTACTATGTCTATTGAATTACAACGCATACAAGAGATAACCAATACTCTTGAAAAACGGCAACAAGAAAACAAACTAAACTATTACGAACCCTATAAGTTTCAAAAGAGATTCCATGAATCATCTTCAGAAGCCAACCAAAGATTACTTATGGCAGCTAATAGGGTGGGTAAGTCCTATGTGGGTGCTATGGAAATGGCTATACATTTGACAGGAGAATACCCTGAATGGTGGGAAGGTAGGAAGTTTGATAAACCAATTAAGGCATGGGTATGTGGTGCTAGTAATGAAACTACAAGGGACATATGCCAAAAAGAATTATTTGGGCAACCTGATACTCCACGAGATAAGGGATAAGGGAGTATCCCTAACCACCTAATTGGTGCGACCACAAGGAAGCCTGGTGTACCAAATGCTCATTCTTCTGTTCTAGTCAAGCATACATCAGGTGGGTGGTCTAGGGTTGCCTTTAAAGCATACGAAATGGGTGCTGAAAAATTTATGGGGGAGAGTATAGATTTGATATGGTTGGATGAAGAACCACCACAGGATATTTACTCTCAATGTATTACAAGGACATTAGATAGAAAGGGTATGGTTTATTTAACCTTTACACCTGAGTCAGGGATGACCGAAGTGGTACAAAATTTTACGAATGATTTACGACCTTGCCAAGCATTGATAACTGCTGGTTGGGCAGATGCAGACCATTTAACTAAGGATATGAAAGAACAAATCCTAGCTGCTCTACCACCACATGAAAGAGATATGCGTTCCAAGGGGATACCAATGATTGGTAGTGGTTTAGTTTTTCCTGTCTCAGAGGACAGCTTGACCTGTGAACCCTTCGTGATTCCACCCCACTTCTCACGCATCGCAGGTCTCGATTTTGGCTACGACCATCCTACAGCAGTAGTATGGGTAGCATGGGATAGAGATGATGATATCGTCTATATCTACGATTGTTACAAGATGGCTAAACAAACTCCTGCTTATCATGCGTCTCATGTAAACGAGAGAGAAGGTAGTCATTATATCCCTATATCATTCCCACATGATGGCTACCAGCATGACAAAGGAAGTGGTATTACATTGGCAGAACAATATCGTCATGCCCATGTCAATATGCTTCCATTTCATTTTGAAAACCCACCAGCACTAGGTGAAAAGAAAGGAAACCTAAGTGTAGAAACAGGAATCATGGATATGCTAACACGCATGGAACAAGGGAGATTTAAAGTATTTAATACTATGTATGATTGGTTTGAGGAGTTTAGGTTATACCATCGTAAAGATGGGAAGATAGTAAAAATAAAAGATGACCTTATGTCTGCAACAAGATATGCAGTTATGAGTTTAAGACATTCAACAACAGAAACATCTAGGTGGAATAGTAAAGGTAGACTAGGACCTGATGTCGCAATAGTTTAGGAAAATAATGACAGATATAAAAACAGACAGTGAATTAGCTGCACATTTAGAATCAGAAATACAAAATGCTACAGGGCATATGAATAGCGAACTCTCTAGTCAGAGAGAAGATTCTATGAAATATTACCTTGGTGAAAAATTTGGTAATGAGATTGATGGCAGGTCAGAAATAGTTACAACAGATGTTAGGGATACTGTGGAATACATTATGCCTAGCTTGATGAGAATATTTACAACCCATAACAATATTGCTGAGTTTGAACCTGAAGGACCTGAAGATGTGCAAGTTGCACAACAAGCTACCGACTACTGCAACTATGTATTTAATCGCCAAAATAACGGCTTTAAGGTCCTCTACGATGCCTTTAAGGATGCACTCATAAGCAAGACTGGTATAGTCAAACACTATTGGGAGCAGAAAAGAGAGTTGGTTAAAGAAAGTTATACTAATTTAACAGAGATTGAGTACCAATCTATATTAGCAAATGATGATTTAGAGGTAGTTGAACACACCGAAAACCTAGAACAGAAAGAACAAGTAGATGATTTTGGTAATTTAGTTTCACCAAAGGTAGTTTCGCATGATGTAACTGTCATGAACAACAAAGTTCATGGGCAAGTTAAGATTTTATCTGTGCCACCTGAAGAATTTTTGATTTCAAGGAGAGCAACAGACATAGAATCTGCACAATTTATTTGTCATCGAGTTAAAAAAACAGTAAGTGAATTAATTTTAGAAGGATTTGACCCAAAAGTTGTGGATTCACTACCATCATATTCGCAATCACAAGCAGAATTAAACGAAGAAAGACTAGCAAGGTTTAGTTATGACGATGATTCTGTACCACCTGATGAAGGAAGGGGTGCAAATAGACAGGTTTGGTTAGATGAATGTTATACCAGGGTAGATTTAGATGGAGATGGTATTGCAGAACTTAGAAAAATTACCAAAGGTGGCAATACTATCCTTGATAATGTAGAAATAGACTACATTCCCTTTTCAGCTATCTGTCCTTTACCCATTCCCCACAAGTTTTACGGAATGTCGGTGGCAGATACAGTCAAAGATATTCAATTAATCAAATCAACTATTGTAAGAAACATATTAGACAATATGTATCTGACTAATAACGCAAGATATGCAGTATTAGCAGGGCAAGTAGAGTTAGATGATTTACTTACTAGCAGACCTGGTGGTATTGTGCGTATGCGTAGTCCAAATGCAGTAACTCCACTACCAACTCCACAGATGTCAGGCGATGCTTTCAATATGGTTAAGTATCTTGACCAAATAAGAGAGGAAAGAAGTGGTGTATCTAAGATGTCACAAGGATTAAACCCTGATGTTCTTACATCTCATGTAACTTCAGGTGCAATATCAGCAGCAACAGAGTCTGCTATGCAAAGAATTGAATTGATTGCTCGTATATTTGCAGAGACTGGCATCAAAGATGTCTTTAGATGTATTTATCAGTTAGTGCAAAGGTATGAAGATAGACAAAAAATGGTTTTCCTTAACAATAAGTTTGTGCCAATAGATGTTTCTAAGTGGAAAGACAAACTAAACTGCACTATTAATGTAGGTGTAGGAAGTGGTAGCCAACAAACAAAGATGCAAACGATGGGTGGTATAATGCAAATACTAAATGTATTAGTACAACAAGGTGGTATGGGTACATTAGTTACACCACAGAACTTATACAACGCAATTAGCGAATACATAAGCCAGGCAGGATACAAAAACACTGATGCTTTTGTTTCTAACCCTGCGATGATGCCACCACCACAACCACCACAACCTACTGTTGAAGAAAAGATTGCAGCACAAAAAGGACAAATAGAATTACAGAAACTACAACTACAAGCTGCTGAACTTGAACTAGATACTAAGTTAAAACAACAAGCACTTGAATTGAAGAAGCGAGAAGCACAGGTTGATTTCTTAATTAAACAACAAGAACTTGAAATTAAAAAACAAAAAGTAGACCAGGGTGAACTAGAGATTGCACTTGAAGCTACACAAAACAGACCTGTAGCTATAGGAGATACATAATGGCATTTCCTAAATACAATCCTGATTACGATAAACAACCAAGAGCAAAACTTATTTCAAAAGAAATTAAGTTACTTAAATCAAAAGGCATTAAACAAAAACAAGCTGTAGCAATGGCTTTGAATATGTTTCCTAAAACAAAAAAATTACCATTGGCATGAAAGACTTGAACGAATTAAATACAGAGATAGAACTTATTAAAAAAGATATCCATGATATTAAAACGAATCATCTTGCACATATGGAAAAAGATATGCGAGATGTAAAAATAGAGGTGTTTAGATTTAAATACATAGCTTGGACAGCTATTGTTATTTTTATTCTAGCGACAGATAAATTTACAGAAATATTGAGGTTAATGTAATGGCACAAGGATACGGAAATAAAAAAAGTAACAAGAAAAATAAAAAAAATAATAATAAAAAAGGCAAGTGTTAATGGGAGCAGGGACTAAACATTATTTTAAAACAGGTAAAGAATACAAAGGTGCAGTGCATAAGATGCCTAATGGTTCAATTCATACAGGAAAGAATCACACCAAAACATCTAAGGTAGTTGTGCATTTTAAAGATTTATCTGATAGAGCAAAGAAGGTTGCAAAAGCATAATGGCTAAACTATGTGCAAAAGGTAAAGCAGCAGCTAAAAGAAAATTTAAAGTATACCCTAGTGCGTATGCAAATATGTACGCATCAGGAGTATGTTCAGGAAGAATCAAACCTAAGAAGAATGGCAAGAAAAAAAGGACTTAGAGAATGGGTCAAAGAAAAATGGGTAGATATTGGTGCACCAAAAAAAGATGGTAAGTATCAACCATGTGGTCGTTCTAAAGGAAGTAAAAGAAAATATCCTAAGTGCGTACCTTTAGCAAAAGCTAAGAGTATGACTGCTGCACAAAAAAGGTCTGCTGTTGCTAGGAAAAGAGCAGCAGGTAACAAAGGACCTAAACCAACTAATGTGAGAACTTTTGCAAAAAAATAAATATACAAATAAAGATTTACAAAACTTAATGTTGAAATACAGAATTTCAATCAATGAGCTATTCTTAAAAACTGGTATACCAGCAAATAAACTTAAAGGATATCTCGCTGGGAGAATAACTATACCCACTAGCTTAGTGGATAGAATCAAGCAGATAGGAGAAATAAATGACAGATAAAGACAAACAAATAAAAGATGGGCAAGATGCTCAAATTATTTTGGATAACCCATTAGTCATTGGAGCTTTTAATAAAATATTAAACGAAGGCTACCAACAATGGATATCAACCAAAGCTATTGATAAAGATGAAAGAGAAGCACTCTATCATCAACAAATAGCAGCTTTAAAGTTTAAACAAGTTCTAATTAATACTATTGAAAATGGTAAGTTATTAGAAGAAGAAAGAAAACAGGAGGGCAAAGCTAATGGCTAAAATATCCAAAGCAACTCCTGACAACAATATACCAGTTACGAAAAGCAAACATAAAGGTATTCCTGTTACTGATGTTGCATCAGCACAGGCAGCACTACTTGCTCAATTACAAGCTCCAGCTTCGGAACAACCTGTAGAGGAAGAAGTGCAAACAGAAGTAGAGGATAATACTTCTGAACAGGCAATGGAAAATGCCGAATCAGTTGAAGCACAAGCAGAAGATTCTAATGAATTAACTGTAGATGATTTGGATACTGACAACCAGTCTGAAGGAAACGAGACACCTCAAAACTATACTGTCAAAGTTGATGGTAAAGATGTTGAGGTTACCCTTGAAGAATTACAGGCAGGTTATAGTAGACAAGCTGATTACACTAGAAAAAGTCAAGTATTGGCAGAGCAACGCAAACAGATGGATGATGAACTCTTAGCGACTCAACAAGAAAGACAGCGATACTCTCATGCTTTAGAGCAATTAGGAGATTCTACTGATTTTGAAATTAATCAATTCAAAGATGTAGATTGGAATAAACTCAAAGCAGATGACCCTATGGCTTATATTCAACAGAAAGATGCTCTTAGAGATTTACAAGACAGCAAGAATAAAATTGCTGAAGAAAAGAAAAAACTTGTAGAGCAAGAGCAAAAAGAATATGAAGCAAATATGATGAAACATCGTGAAACTCAAATACAGATATTATCAGAA